TGTTCGCGCTTGCGCAGCGCCTCGATACGTTCCTTGATCATTGATCCCAATCCTTATTGTTTCTGAACATGTAGGCCAAAAGCCGGTCGATGATGCGGCGTATTAGTCCCACCAGTCTTCCTCCATCTCTCTGCGCTCCTTGGCCGTGAGCTCAGGAGCCGTCAGCATGAGGTAGGTCGTCAGCAGGCCGATACCTACTATGAAAAAGAAGAGTGCGCGCTCGCTCATGCTGCCTTCTCTGCACGGGTGTAGCTGCGCTTCGTGCCGTCCTTGTAATAGACGTGCGCCCAAGGCTCACCTTCCTTGGCCCAATACTCTCTATAGTCGTAAACGGCCTTGCCGTAGATCATGGGCGTCTCTTCGCCTTCGCCCCAAGCGCGTGACCAGCGGGTGCCGCAGCACTCGCAGTCGATCTCATAATCATCGTCGAAGTAGATGCCAATCTCCTCGGCCTTGCGGTCGGCCTCGTCGGCGCTGTCCGCCTCGATGAGGACGCTGTAGGTCACGTCGTCGTCGATGTCGAAGCCACCGCCTGAGTTGTTCTGGTCGTAATGGTAAAACATTAGTTTGCTCCTTTTCGCACAGGTGTCTTGCGGGGGCGCTTGTCCTTGCTGCCCAGTGGACGGCCCGGTTTGCGCGGGCGTGTCTGCATCAGCTCACCCTCGATCATGATGATGACCGATGCGACCATTACGGCCTCCTCCCAGTCCAGCCAGACGGCTGTGTCAAAGAGCTTGCGTGCTAACCATTTCTTCATTTCAGTCCTCCTATTTAATTACCCTGTATTGCGGAATGCGTGAGGCGTGGCTCTTCACCGACTTGGTGGGGGCGATGTTGTGCAGTTCGACATAGTTTTGCCTGATCCAACGGCCCAACACGCCCCTAGCGGATGCACCCCACGCGTTGGGATGCGATGGCGTCCCCGTGTATGGCAGTACGTAGAGGCGTAGATCCTCGCCGGTGAACAGGTCATTGAAGCGGAGGTCGTCGAGAAACTTCTCGGCGTAATACGCGTAATCCTCCTTCCAGCTTGATGCTTGGTTCTCAAGCACCTGCTCACAGCCAGCGTCGCGCGCGGCGCGACTGGCGGAGCCGTCGGGTATATCTTCGGTCATTTCCATTCTCCTGTCAGTGTCTTGACGATTGCGATGATGGTGAAGGCGAGGACGGCCAAAAAGAAGATGTTCGAGGCGATGTGGATCATGCTGCTGCCCTCCCCTGATTGCCGATGTGTAGGGCCTCGTCGAGCAGCTCGTTGCGCAGCGTGTGCAGCGCGGCGATGCGGTCGAAGTGGGTGTCGCGGTCGGCAATGAGCCGCTCGCGGTCGCAGATGTAGTCGCGACCATTAGGCGTGACCTGCTTGAGCGCCTCGATGGCGTCCATTAGGTGGTCCATCGCCTCGCGGCGTGGGTCGATGAGGTCGGAGGCGCTGCTGCCGTTGATGCTGAGGGTCGGGCGGATCATGCTGCTACCTGTCCGTTGCGGATGATCGTGATCTCGTCGCCCTCGTTGGGCCAACGCTTGTCAACGACGCGGTATACGTGTTGGTCCCACTTGCTGAAGGCGCGGCCCGCTTCGACGGCCATGTGGGCGAAGCGGAAGGTGGCAACTGGGTGCCACTTGTGGGTTTCGGTGTCTTTGTGTTCCAGTTCGATTTTCATGATGTGCTCCTGTTGCTGATAGGGTGGGGAGCCGAAGCTCCCCCGTTGGGTTAGGCTGCTTTCTCGCGGCGGGCCAGCTCCTCGGCTGCCGCGATGATGATATTGAGCGGCGTCAAGTCGCCGAAGAGGTAGTAGAAGGTGCGCAGGAAGGTCGTGCCGTACTGGTTGGTGACCTGATGCGTGTGCGCCTGCACTGGCAGACCGTTGAAGATCGTGCCGAGGTCGATGGCACGAGCATACTGCGTCTTGCGCAGGGTGATGATGTCTTGGATGGTCTTGATCGCTGCGACTTCGTACTTGCTGACTTCGCGGACAGGGACCGGCGCGACGGCTGCGTTCTTGATGGTGGCGCGCAGCTCGACCAGATCGTTGATCGACTGGATCAGGTCGCCAGCGAAGGCGTAGGTTGCGTCGTGCTTGGCCTTCCAGTTGTGCAAGGCAGGGACGTTGTAGTAAAGCGCGGCCCAACCGTCGCGGTTGCCGCCGATCGTGCGGTCGGCCAACAGCGCGTCGCGGATGGCTTGTGCGTTAAGGTCGTAAGCGCGCGTTACGTTTTCGATGGCTGTCTTTTGTGCGCTCTTGCTGGCGAAGCCTGCATTGAAAGCGTCGAGAGCGAGGGCGGTGTAGTGGTCGGCGGTGCGTGGCATGGTAGAAACTCCGTGTTACTGATACGTAGTATATGGCAGATGCAATCAGGCATTGCAAGCCCCCTAATAAAAATATTTTCATACCCCTGCAACATGCATCATTTGCAGCATTAAGCCTCATGTTGCAAATGGTGCAGCTCGGAGAAATGCAGCATTTATGCAGCGTGAAGGGGGTTACCCCTTTAGGGGTACCCCACCTGCTGCAAATGCTGCACCGAGCAGATGCTGTGTTGCGCTGCGCTTTTTGCTGTGGTGCGTTGACCACCCTCGGAAGTCTCACCCGCTGCATGATGCGTCGTGCTGCATGGTGCGTCGCAACGTCGTGTTGCATTGACAATGGTGTGCTGTTTGGTGTTGATGGCGGAGGCTCGGCTGGGTGATTTGGAATAGCTCGGTCGAGCTACCCCTTGCATGTGGGTGAGAATGCGGCTATCTGTGGGTGATAACTGGTAGCACTGTGTAACCGAACGGAGCATGCAGACATATGCCTTATCCGGCAAAGAAGACAGATAAGTTGATCGCAGAGGTGCTGTCGCGCATCGCCCTCGGCGAGACGTTGTCGTCGATTTCACGCGACTTGAAGTTTCATCCAACTGCGTGGAGCCAGTGGGTCCGCGAGGACGAAGGTCTTCGCATCGCATACGCGGAAGCTAGAGAGGTTGGCGCGGACGTCATCGCCGACGACGCACTCGACATCATCGACGCCGAGCCGGAGCGCATCGTGCAGACCGACGGTGACGGCAAGACGTCCACGACGCGCATCGACAGCGCCGCAGTCGCGTGGGCAAAGAACCGCGCAGAGTTCCGCCTCAAGCTGCTGGCCAAGTGGAGCCCGAACAAATACGGCGACGGCAACACGAAAGACAAGACCATCGACGATGAAGACGCGCCTGAAGCAGACGCCTTGGCGGCCTTCTTCACTGAGACCATACTGGCCGCGAAGCGTAACAGTAAATGATCCCGCGCCTGTTCGTTAACCCGTGGCGACGCATCCGCGAACTTGAGGCCGCAGCCGAGCACCACGCGACCGAGCAGTACGCGCTCAACCACGCGCTGCATCTGGCCAACGAGCGATACGACAAGATCCGCGCAGCCAATGCCGAGCTGCGTGAAACGCTGACGCTGTACCGCAACCATGGCTGAGGCAGTCCACCTCAAGACCGCCGACGCGGAAGCCATGCCGCCAAAGACGCGCCTCCTTGTCGACTGGCAGGTGCGCTGGGCGAAGATGGCGCGACCCGAACAGATCCCCGCCGCCGACTTCAGCGAGTACGGCTACATGGCAGGAAGAGGCTACGGCAAAACGCGCATCGGGGCTGAATGGCTGGGGGCCAAAGCCGCCCTACACCGCAACACCTACTGCGCCGTGATCGCGCCGACCTATGCCGACGTCGACAAGGTCTGCTTTCAAGGCGAGAGCGGCCTGCTCAACGTCATACCCCAAGGGTTGATCAAGAAGTACAACAGCACGGATCTTCTCCTTGAGATGAAGAACGGCACGAAAATCCGTGGCTTTACGAGTGAGAAACCCGCTCGCCTCCGGGGGCCGCAGCATCAGTTTATATGGTGCGACGAGCTGGCCGCATGGCAGAACGCCGAAGAGACGTGGGACATGGCCATGATGGGCCTGCGCCTCGGCGCGAAGCCGCAGGTGTTGTGGACGACGACGCCGCGCCCCGTCGAGCTGGTGCGCAAGCTGATCATCCCGAAGCAGGGCCGCACCATCATCACCGGCTCGACGTTCGACAACCGCGACAACCTGCCCGATCGGTTCTTCGAGAGCTTGGAGGCATACGAGGGGACAACCATCGGGCGTCAGGAGATCCACGGGGAGCTGCTGGACCCAAGCGAGAACGCTATCATCAAGAAGAGCTGGCTCAAGCTCTGGCCCGCGAAGAAGCCGCTGCCCGCGTTCGACTGGATCATCATGTCACTCGACACCGCGTACACCGAGGCGACCCGCGACAGGAAGAGCGGCGACGCCGACTACACGGCGTGCAGCGTCTGGGGCGTGTTCCAGCACGACGGCAAGGGCTACGCCCTGCTGCTCGATTGCTGGCAGGAGCAGCTCGGCATGCCCGACCTGATCAAGCGCGTGAAGAAGGAAATGAACACGGCGTATGGCGACGATCAGGACGTCGCGTTGATCAAGCCCATGTACGGTAGCGCGAAGCCGCTGACCTCTGGGCGCAAGCCAGACATCCTGCTGATCGAGGACAAGGGGAGCGGCATCAGCTTGAGACAGATGCTCGAACGCGAGGGGATACTGGCGCACGCCTACAACCCCGGACGGGCAGACAAGCTGGCGCGCCTGCATGTGGTCAGCCCCGTGTTCGCACGGCGCAGGGTGTTCCTGCCTGAGAGCGACAAGTTCCCCGGCAAGCCGCGCGTCTGGGCCGACCCGCTGGTGGCGCAGCTCTGCTCGTTCAGCGGCAAGGGCAGCATCAAGCACGACGACTTCGTGGACAGCACGACGCAGGCGATGCGGCTCATGATGGACAAGGGCATGCTCGGCTCTCTGGTCGACAAGAAGCAAGAAATGGACAAACCACCGCCGAAGGTGATACAGAACCCGTATGGGCAATAAGGATTAGGCAATGATCGAAGACGAAGACATCATCGAGGGCGAAGTCGTTGAGTTCGACGGCGAGGACGTGACCGACGTTGAGGACACCGAGGACGGTGGCGCGATCGTCACGCTCGACGAGAACGGACCAGCCGCAGGCGAGAGCAGCTTCTACGACAACCTCGCCGAGACTATGCCCGAACCGGACCTAAAGTCGCTGGCGTCGAAGTTCCTCGAACTGATCAGCCGTGACAAAGAGGCGCGCAAGAAGCGCGACGAGCAGTACGAAGAGGGCATCCGCCGCACCGGTCTCGGTGACGACGCGCCCGGCGGCGCGCAGTTCAACGGCGCATCGAAGGTCGTTCACCCGATGATGACCGAGGCGTGCATCGACTTCGCGTCGCGCGCCATCAAGGAGCTGCTGCCGCCGCAGGGCCCAGCGAAAGATCTGATCGAGGGCGAAGTCACGATCAAGAAGATCCAGAAGGCGAAGCGCAAGACGTCGCTCATGAACTGGCAGCTCACCGTGCAGAGCCAAGAGTTCCGCTCC